TGAGGTTATGCATTTCCGCTAAATTCGAGTCTGGGGTTCCCGTGCCTGCTGGTCGACCGCCCAAACCTACCGCCTTGAAGCTGCTCGAAGGCAACGCCGGCAAGCGACCGCTGCCTAAGAACGAGCCGCACCCGCGCCCCGTCCTGCCCGATGCCCCGCCCTACCTCGGCGAGATCGCTCGCGTCCGCTGGGATGAGCTGTTGCCGGAACTCGACTACAGCGGCGTGCTCACCCGCGTCGACGGCGACGTCTTCGCCTGCTACTGCGAGGCATATGAGTCCGTCGTCGTGCTCAGCGCGTTCATCCGCGAGACGGGCCGCACCTACCAACTCGGCGACAAGGGTGCGGTCGCGCCGTATCCCGAAGTCGCCATGCTCGCTCGCGCCAAAGATGATCTGCGCCGCTTCGGTGCCGAACTCGGAATTGGCGCGGCAAGCAGAACCAAGATCGAGACTAGGAAGCCGAATGCCGGTAAGTCCACGCTCACACTGGTCCGCGAAAAGACTCGCCGACGGTGACGCACGCGCCAAGGGCGTCATCCAGTTCATCGAGCAGTGCTGCGTCCACACGATCGGCAAGTGGGCCGGCCTGCCCTTCGTCCTGGCGCCGTGGCAGCGCGAGTTCGTCTACGAAGTGTTCTCGAATGTCGACAAGCACGGCCTGCGGATCACGCGGCGGGCGTTTCTGCAGATAGCGCGTAAGCAGGGCAAGTCCGAACTCGCGGCGGCGGTCGCGCTCTACCTGCTCTGTGCCGACGGTGAGGAATCACCGCAAGTCTACGGCGCGGCAGAGGACCGCGACCAGGCTTCGATCGTCTTCGACGTGGCGATGCAGATGGCATCGCGTTCCGAGGAACTGCGCAACGTGCTCAAGCCGCTCAAGGGCACGCACCGCATCCTCTGTCCTGAGAACGGCGGCTTCTACCGCACGATCCCCGCCGATGCCGGCGGCGCGTTCGGGTTCAACGCGAGCGGCATCATCTTCGACGAGTTTCACACGCAGAAGAAGCGTGACCTGTACGATGCCCTGTCAACTTCGACCTCGGCCCGCGACCAGCCGCTCATCTTTATGATCACGACGGCCGGCTTCGATAAGACAAACGGGCCATGCTACGAGGTCTACGACTACGCGAAGAAGGTCGCGTCAGGTTACATCAAAGACGACCCGAGCTTCGTCGGTCGCGTCTTCGAGTTGCCACCGGGCACGAGCTTCGAGCAAGTGGCCGAGCGCGACGCGAAGGGCAACTTCGTCCGCGAGGGCGACCTGTGGACGATGGCGAACCCGTCGCTTATCGGGCAGCCGGGCGGCTTCGTCAACCCGGCCGAGATTCGCCGCGCCGTGACCGAGGCCGTGCACCTGCCCCGCGCCCGCAATCACGTGCTCAACCTGCACTTCAATATCTGGACGGACACCGAAGAGACGTGGTTGAACATGCCGCAGTGGGACAAGTGCGGCGGCCTGGTCAATGAGTCCGACTTGAAGGGCCAGCCGTTCTTCGGCGGGCTCGACATCTCGCACACGCAGGACTTCACCGCGTGGGGCAAGTTCTTCCCCGAGGAGCGCGAGGACGGCGAGATCGCCGGGCAGTATTCGCTGCACCTGTGGATACCGGAAGCGTCAATCGTGAAGCACGGCACCTACGCCGATTCAATCGACGAGTGGGCGCGCGCCGGTTACGTCACTATCTGCCCCGGCGAGGTCGTCGACCACCGCGACGTACTGGCGACGATACACCGCGACCTGAAAGACTTCACCTGCACGGAGTTGGCCTACGACAACTTCCACGCCTACCCGATCGTCTCGGAGCTCATCGAGGACTTGGGCGAGCAGATGGTCGACGCCGGGCAGACGTACCGGCACATGAACGCGCCCTGCAAGCTGCTCGAACAGATGCTTGCGCAGAAGCGGTTGAACCACGGCGGGAATCCCGTCCTTCGCTGGATGGCCGCCAATGCCGTCGCCGAGGTCAACCAAGACGACCTGATTCGGCCCTCGCGCAAGAAGAGTGCCGACAAGATCGACGGCCTCGTCGCCCTGCTCATGTGCTTGAACCGGGCGCTGGCCTATCAGGATGAAGGATTCTCTATGTATATCCCCGGCGAGGAGTCAGCATGAAATGAGGTACCTCACGAGAGCGAGCGAAGTGGCCGGTCTAGCCGGCCTTTCTTATGGCTCCTGGCTGTACTCACACCCGCTCGGGTTCATCGTCGGCGGTCTGTGTCTCGTCGCCATCGGCCAAGTCAAGGGCGGCGGTAAATGAGCATCCTGACCCGCGCTGCGGCCCCGTTCCTGAATTGGTTTAGTAGCACAGGTCCGCCACAGCGCAACCCCGGCGACTTCTGGGGCAACGGCGGCGGCTACTCCGATACCGGGATGATCGTCAGTCACGAGAGCGCGATGACCGTCTCGGCCGTCTACGCGGCCGTGTCTCTCATCTCGGAGACGATCGCCAGCCTGCCCGTCAACGTGCTCGCGAACTATGGCGCCAATCGCTTCCCGCGACCGCGCCCGGCCTGGATGACGCAGCCGAACTCGGAGTGGGACTGGCCGACGTACTGCGCCGCAACCGTCGTCTCGCTCTTGCTCGGCGGCGACGCAATCAGCGTCATCGTTCGCGACCGTGCCGGATTGGCGGGGGAACTCTGGCTACTCGACCCGCGCACCGTCACCGTTGACCGCGACCCGCAGACGCGGAACCTGCAGTATTGGTGTGCCGGCGCCAGTCGACCGCTGAATCCCGCCGACGTGTTGCACGTTCGCGGCCTGACCTTGCCCGGCTACTTGCGCGGTGTCTCGCCCGTGGAGTATGCGCGCCAGACAATCGGCCTCGCGCTCGGCGACGAGAAGTTTGCCGCCAAGATGCTCGCCAACGGGGCGACGCCAGCAGTGGTCGTGACGACCCCAAAGAACGTCACCGACCAGCAGGCGGAAGCGTTCGCCGGGCGCATCGACCGTCTGCACGCCGGACTCGACAACGTCGGCAAGACGGCGGTGTTCGGCGGTGGCGCTGAAATCAAGACGCTGACGATGACCAACGAGCAGATGCAGTTCATCGAGGCGCGGCGATTCCAAGTCAATGAGGTTGCGCGATGGTTCCGCGTTCCGCCGCACATGATCGGCGAGGTCTCCGGCTCGACGAGTTGGGGAACCGGCATCGAACAGCAGAACATCATGTTCTTGCAGCACACGTTGACGCCATGGCTGGTGCGCCTCGAGTCGGCGCTTTTGCCGCTCATCTCCGAATGGTCGCGGCTCGGGCCCGTCCGCGACTCCGGCGACTGGTACGCCCGCTTCAACGTCAACGGGCTTTTGCGCGCCGACTCGGCCGGCCGCGCGGCACTGTACGACTCGATGGTGCGCAATGCGGCGTTCTCGCCGAATGACGTGCTCGCCAAAGAAGACATGAACCCGTTCACTGGCGGCGACTCGCACTACTTGCAGGCGGGATATGCGCCGATCGGACCCGACGGCCAGTTGATCCTGCCCGCCGCCGCGACGATACCGACCGGCTGACGTGGCCTGCAAGCGTTGCGGCAAATGCTGCCGCGACTACGCGATAGCGATGTACAAGAACGCAGACTTCGGCCGCTTCCTGGCCTACCACGGGCTCGTCATGCGTGACCGCGCCGATGGCCAGATGGAGGTCTACGGCGAGTCGAAGTGCCGGCAGCTAAAGAGTGACGCCAAGGGTGCATATTCATGCGCCGTTTATGAGACTAGACCGCAGATTTGCCGTGACTGGCTCTGCGAAGACGCCCGCAAGGAGGGCTGATGAGGACAGACCGACAGATTCGCTACGCCGACACGGCATTCGAGATTCGCACCGCTGATGGCGGGGGCAACACCCTCGTCGGTCACGCCGCTGTGTTCAACGTCGAGACGGTCATCGCTGGCATGTTCCGCGAAGAGATCGCACCGCGCGCCTTCCGCAAGTCGATGAAGGAAAACGACATCCGCGCCTTGTTCAACCATGACACGAACGTCGTGCTCGGCCGCAACAAAGCCGGGACCCTGCGCCTCTCCGAAGACGACACCGGCCTCGCCTATGAGATCGACCTGCCAGACACGCAGGCCGCCCGCGACCTGTGGACCTCCATTGACCGGGGCGACATCTCGCAGTCCTCGTTCGCGTTCGACCCGGTCAAGGAACTGCGCACCGAGGCGGACGCCGACGCCGGCGAGACGATGCCCCTGTTCACGGTGAAGGAGGCGCGGCTATTCGACGTTTCGCCCGTCACCTTCCCCGCCTATGAGACAACCGACGTCTCGGCGCGCGTTCTGTTGCGCGTCGCTGACTTGTCCGGTCGCACGATCGACGAAGTAACCGCTGCCTACGAGTCCGGCGATTCCGCTGGCCTCTGGACACCACGCGACGCCACCACTGGCGAGCCGTCAGACGAGCCGCAGGACGGTCCTGCACTCGACGCTGGCACTCCTCAGCCGGAGCAGAAGCGCAATCCGTATCTTCCCCTGATAGGAGTGCAACGATGACAGCAGCTGAAATCCAGCGGCTCTTCGAGGACTACCGCAGCGCACACAACGTTGCGGTTGACCAAGAAGCCGAAGAGGAAACCCGCGACAAGGCGACCAAGGACGCCTGTGACCTGCGTCTCAAGCTCGACGAGGCCATGATCGCGTCCGTCCGTGACATCGAGATCGGCAACGCCCGCTCGGCGATGGACGAGTTCCTTCGTCCCACCGGAACCCCGGCGCCGTCGGTCGACCCGCTCGTGCGCGGCATTCTCGACATGTTCGCCCCGCCCGAGCAGGGTGTCACACCGACCAAGCGCAGCGTCGTTATCCCGCTCAAGCGCGCCAACGAGGAATGGGGCAAGCAGGGTGCGACTCCGTTTGCCACGTACCTCTATGGCAGTGAGTTGATGACCGACGTGCTCTACCATGAGAACGCCGAGTCTGGTGTTCTCGCCAGCGGCGTCACCTACGTCGACACCGACCACGGCCGCACGATCAAATGGCCGCTCCTTGCCACCGATGCCTCTTCCGCGCAAACGGCTGAGCGCACGGCGGCAACGCTCACCTACCCGGTGTTTTCGCAGCCGCAGTTGGATTCATATAGGCAAGACGGGAGAATGACACTGACCGAAGAGTTGGTTCGCGACACGGCCATGAACGTGTGGCCGATCGTGACCGAGGTCGCATCCCGCGCCCTCGCCACGCAGATTGCGTCGCAGCTCGCGACCGGAACCGGAACGACGATGCCCGATGGTCTGCCGATCGTCTGCGCAAGCGGCAAAACGGCTGCTTCCAAGACTACGTTTACCTATCCGGAGCTTCAAGATTTGTACTTGTCGCTGCTCCCCGGTGCCAGGATGCGTGGTAGCTGGATCGCCGGTTCGTCCGCGTTTGGGATCATCATGAAGATGGTCGATGACAATGGTCGTCCGTACATGCAGCCCGCAATCGCGGCCGCGTTGCCGGACACGCTCATGGGCAAGCCCATACGGGAAGATGCGGCCTACCCAGCGTGTACGACAACCCTAAAACCCGTAACTTTTGGGGATGTCTCGGCCTATCGCGTCCGTCGCATCGGCGGCGTCCGCATTGAGCGCGACGACAGCGTGTACTTCACGCAATTCGAGTCCGTTGTGCGCTTCGCGGCGTTCATCGACGCCGACCTGTTCGATACCGCCAAGGTCAAGGCACTCACCCTCGCGGCGTAGTTCCTGACCTGCCACTGGGGCGGCTCCCGACTTGGGGGCCGCCCCTACCACCCCTATCTAACGGAGGACCGTAAATGGCCGCCACATCAACCGATCCAAGAGTCCGCTGCGTTCAAGGCAGCATCAGCGTTGGCGCCGGTACCGGCATCAACCTAGGCGCCATCATCGTTCCCGCCATGCCCGGCCGTATTCTCACCGTCGTCGACGGCTGGATGCGTGCCATTGGCGGGGCCGCTGCCACCGCCACCGGCGTGTACCTTGAAGATTCCTCCGGCACCGTGATCGCCGTCGAGTGGCTTGTCGCCGCCCTGACGCAGAACGCCATCGCCCGTGTCGGCGCAACCAACGTCACGTCCACGAACGTCGGCTCGGTCCTGACCACGAATGACGGATTGAAGATCATCAAGCACGGCGCCGACCTCGCCACCGCGACAAGCCTCGACTACTGCATCTTCTACACCGTCGGAATCTGAATCATGGCAACCTACCAGAGACTCCACACAGTACAGGGCCAAGCGACCCGCGCCGAGGTCAATGCGGGCAAGGTCATCGTCCGGCCGCGTTCCGGTCGCAGTCGCATTGTCGTCGGCGGCTGGCTGCGCGCCCTCGGCAATGACGTAAAGACGGCGACGGCACTGAACATCGTCGACACCACCACTGGCACCGTCGCCTGCTCATTCGCTACGGCCGCGATGACGCTCGCCGCCGGCATCGTCCGTATCGGCGCAAGTAACACGACGGCGACGAACCTGCTCGCGCAACTCGGCGGCGACGAGGGACTGCAACTTATATCGACGGGCACGCTGGACGCGCAGACGACCGCCGTCGACTACTGCGTCCAGTTCGTGAACATCTGATGCGCGTCCGCTGGCTCGTCTCACTCGGGGGCACCTGCGACGGTGCCCCGATCGTCTCCGGCAGCGAAGCCGACATCGGCGAGAGTTCTGCCCTTGAGTACATCGCTCGCGGCCAAGCCGAGGCGGTTGCCGCCCCGGAAGTCAAGACGGAGGCGGTCGAAGCACCGCGCAACGCCGCCGCCCGTATTGGAAAACCGAAACCGCGAAAGGCGGTGAACTGATATGGCAGACACAACTCGTTCCGGCGCCGACGGCATCGCCCTCAAGTACCACGACAATGGCGACGGCTCCTACTCGAAGACGGTCTACATGATGGCCGGAGCCGGCTGCTATGACGCGACCTTCACCACGGCCGTTATCAAGGCCCAGAACCACACCACGAACCTGCTCGTGCCAAAGATCACCGGCAGGCAGTTCTTCGCGACCTTCGCGGCTATGTGCGCGGCCGGGTCGGTGACCACGGCCACGACAATCCGCCTTGTGGAAACGAGCGCGGCTGGCGTTGTTCTGTCACACGTTGCTGCCGACATGACCGACGGCACCTGGGTCGGACCGACCGGCGGCACGGTCGTCATCACGAACATGAATACGGCACTGCCAAGCGGGGCTGGCATCGAGATCGTCGACGTCACAGCCAACACCCTGACCGTGACGACCGCCATCCGCGCCGTCGTCTTCGGCTACTACCTCTGATGACCCGGCTGAGATAGCGATGGCTGTCCCCGTCATCACCGGCATAGCACCCAACGTCGGCAAACTCGCCGGCGGCACCACCGTGACGATCACCGGCACCAACCTCGGGACTCCCACGGCCGTCCACTTCGGCGCGACCGCCTGCACCGTCTTCGGCGGGGCGTCGGCAACGGAGGCCTTCGCCGTTTCCCCGGCCGGCACGGGCACCGTCCACGTCACACTGACTACGGCGGGCGGCACGAGCGCAACGTCGGCGGCAGACCCGTTCACCTACTCGGGCGCGCTGTTCACCGTCGCCGAGGCCCGTGCCTTCGACCGTGCCCAGCTCAACGATTCGCCGTATACCGACGCGGATGTCGAAGCGGCCGAGGCCGAGATTCGCGAACGCTTCCGGCGCCAGTGCGGCGTCAGCTTCGTCGAGATGAGTAGCACCGACCTGCTCGATGGCTGTTACCACTACCCGGCGGCCGTGCAGGTCTCGCAGCACAACCCGCTCCGGGAGCAGCCGCCGCGTCCGATCGTGGTCACGGCGGCCAGCATCGACGGCGTGTCGTTCTCCGCGCCCGAAATCGCCGACCTCGTCTCCTACCCCGACGGGCGCATCGTCCGGCGAACGCTCGGCTACTGGTACGGCGATTGGCCGAACTCGCAGAACATCTCGCTCACGTACACGCACGGCTGGGCGACGACCCCGGCGGCAATCAAGCGCGTGGCCCTGCGAGTCTGCATGCAGAACATGCTCACGTCCGACTTCAAGATGCTCGACGCGCGGATGACCTCGTTCTCCGACGGCAGCGCGAACTACAGCCTCATCACACCCGGCCGCGCCGGCGCGTGGTACATGGACCCGGAAGTGAACCAAGTGCTTTCTGAATATTCCGAGGAGCGTCCTGGAATTGCCTAACAAGACCTGCAAGAGATGCCACCGCACGCTGCCCGAGGCTGAGTTCAATCGACGCGGAGCGTCACCAGACGGGCTGCACACGCATTGCCGCATCTGTGAGCGAGAAGAGGCCAGGGACTACCACCACAGGTGGCGTGAGACGCATCCGTGCATGGAGCGAACTCGCCGTTCCGACGAGAAAACGAACGCGGTGGCGCGTGCCAAATATGCTGAGAACCCAGAAGAGAACCGGGCAAAGCGCGCCGCGTGGAGGGAGGCGCATCGCGAGGAGTGCCGAGAATACAACCGCAAGTGGACGGAAGCTAACCGCGAGCAGGTCCGGCTCGCCCAACACGTATATCTGGAGCGGTACCCGGAGAGAGCACGGCAGACCCGCAAGACGTGGCGTGAGAACAATCCGGAATGGTTTAGGGCCAACGGCCAGATGAGGCGTTGCCGAGACTCCGAGTCGCACTTCACGGGGCCGGACATCCTAGAACAGATCGCCAGGCAACGTAAACGATGCTTCTACTGCGGTGAGAAGCTCGGACCCGGCTACCACGTTGACCATATCACTCCTGTATCTAAGGGCGGTTCCAATGGACTCGAAAACATCGCGATTGCATGCGCGCCATGTAACCGCCGCAAGCTCGCAAAGTGGCCGTGGGAGTTCGCCCGCTATGACGGTCAGGCTGTGATGCTCTAATGGCCGTCAAGACCTCACTCGTGCCCGACGTCAAGGACGCCATCGTCGACGGACTCGTCGCACGCCCGGCCGTCTGGAGCGACGTGCAGGTGCTCACGGAACCGACCGGCGACATGACGCAGGTGAACCACTTCCACCTGACCGACGAGGCCAGCGACCGCAGCGTGGCAACCTTCGGCGGCGCGCTCACGCGAATCACCGAGGCCGGTCATCTCGGCTTCGAACTCACCGCCCGCGTCGACGGCTCCGGCGAGGAAACGACCCGCTCCGCCCGCGACTTGGCCTATGCGCGCCTCGCCGACTTGGACGGCTTCATCGCCGTATCCGACTATGACATCACCGGCGCGAAACTGACCACCCTGCACGTCGACAACGTGACCGGCGCGGCGTACCTGTCCGAAGATACGAAAGGCCGCATCCACGAACTCAAGGGCACTATCGGCTTTTCCGCAATCCTGACCCCCGGAGGTTGAGCTTATGGCAACGTACAAGGCGCTCGTCGGGCTCACCTTCCCGGCAGGCAAGAAGAATCTAGCGAAGGCGGCGGCGGGGATGACAGACGTCGTCACTCGGTGGACCCGCGTTGAAGCCGGGAAAGTCACTTCTGACATTCCCACGTCCAGCCTGCCGTGGCTTCTAGAGCAAGGGCTCATCGAGCCCGTCGACGGCTCCGAACCCGAGGCGGTGAGCGACGATGACAGCGTTTAAGTCAATCAAGGATATCAACCACGTCTTCGTCGGCGGGTATGACATCGCCACCGCCACCGGAAACATCGACTTCAGCGGCGAGTGTACCCTGCAGGAGTTCCGTCCGTGTGGGACGACATTCCCGCTCGCTATCGACACCGGCACGCGCACGGGAACCCTTGCCTGTTCCGGCTTGCTTGACCCACCGACCACGGATGCGGTCAGTGCAATCAACGGCACCGGTCGCGTCGTCAGTCTGCTGCTGGAGGGCGACACGATCACGGCGCACGCCGGGCCGCGCTTCTGGGGCCTGCAGTCGGCGATGGTCAGCGGTGTGAAACCCGCCGCCAGTCCCGACCAAGTCGACGCTCTTGAGGAGACATTCACGGCGAACGGCGAGTGTAACTACGGATGGGTCGTCGCTCCGCACGCGGCGCGCACGACGGCCGGCAACACGGAGACGACCTACGCCGACATCGGTGCCGCGGCCACAGGCGGCGGTCACGCCTACCTGCACGTCACGGCTCTCTCCCTCGGCAACCATAGTTCGCTCACGGTCAACTTCGAGCATTCGTCCGACCACGTCACCTACGCCGACGTGCCGTTCACGAACCTGACCGCCGTCGGCGCCGAGGTCAAGAACATCGCCACCACCGTCAACCGCTACGTGGCCATGTCCTGGTCGTGGAACGGCGGCAGTCCCGGAGCCGAGACATTCTCCGGGTTTTGTGGGGTGACTGTGGACTGAACCGACCGCTACACGTTCTGTGACCGGGCCGCTACTAGCGGCCTTTTCTATGCCCGGAGGAGGGCAGCAAAGTGGCTTACTCGCAATGGACGGGAATCACGTTCACCTATAACTCGCAAGCGTTGACGACATTCGTGCGCACGCTCGACGGACTCGGCTGCGAAGCGATCCTGCAAGACTTCCATCCCGCAGGCGTCGCGTGGCCGACTCCGGTCGGAACCGGCACGTTCTTGCAGGACCCGATGACCGTCGAATTCATGTATGACGGCTCGGCGACAGGACCGAACGTGAAGTGCGCGCTCGGTACGTCGGCGACCCTGACGCTCGCGCTAGACACGGGCCACAGCGTCGCCGGCACGTACATCGCCAGCAAGGTCACGCCTTCCGTGGCGCCCGACGGCGATCACATCCTGACCGTCGTCTTTACCCCGAGCGGCACGATCGCGACGGACCTCGCCACCTGATCTAGGTGAGCGGCACTAGCCACAGTCCAGCATACGGAATCGGCGGGCCGAGCGGCGTCAAGGTCGACATCCACGGCATCCTCGCCGCCTTCACCGAGGTCGACCGCACGGCGAAGCGTCGCCTAACGCAGGTGATGAAGCGGACGGCGGAGACGTTCACGGCGAACGTGCGTCGGATGATTCCGATGACCGGACGCGGGCCCGAACACTGGAAGACCTCTATCGCGCCCATCTATAAGACGCGTTCCGGTTCGGCCGCGAACTACAAGGCTGGCGTCTACTGGCGCACGGTTCCATGGGCGGGGCCGCGCGAGTTCGGCGGCACGTTGGCGAACCGCTACACGCACGGGCAGCCGCATCCGGACCGTCACCAGTATGTGCCGAAGCGTCCGGACGGCTACTTCGTCTACCCCGAGCGCAAGCGCGAACTGCCCGAGATGACCGACCTCGTCAACGATGCCGTGCGCATCGCCCTGCAAGAGGCCGGTTTCGATACCAGCAAGTTCTCAAGTTAGGAGTCTCATGCCGGCGAAGAAGAAGATCAAAATCGACACCGAGGATTTTACCCTTGGCGAAATGGAATTGCTTGAGAAGAACGGCATCGGCACAGAGCAGATTGCCGCGGGCAGCTTCTCGTCGATGACGGGATACGTTTGGCTATACATGCTCCGCCTCAATCCCGAGGCCACGCTCGACGAGGCCCGAGCCGTCAAGTTGCGGGAGTTTGACGTTGTCGAGGGGGAGACGGGCCCGGACCCTACCCCGGCGTCCTAGCCGACGCCCCGCTCTTCGCCCACTTCTTCCAGATTCCACTGGACGAATACCGGCGCCTCACTCTGCGCCAAAAGAAGCACTACATCCGCTACTACAACGACTTCCGCGAGGCCGAGGAAAGAGAGTTGAAGCGTGCCGAGCAATAGGGCCACAGCCTATCTGATACTCGACGACAAGGGCTTTAGCGTCGGCCTCGGCCGCGCGCGCACCAAGTTGACCGGCTGGCAGCGCGACATGGCCGTCATCGGGAAGCGCATGCAAAGCGTCGGCAAGACGATGACCAAGTACGTCACGCTGCCGATCGTCGGCGGCTTCGCCCTGGCGACGAAGGCGGCGATGGACGACGCCAAGGGCATGCAAGTCCTGCATGCCGTCATCCAGAAGACGGCGCATGCAACGGCGGCACAGACCGCGGCGAACGACGCCTACGTCAACGCGATGGCCGTCAAGACCGGCATCGACCGGACCTCTATCCGCCTCATGGAGCAGCGTCTGCTTCCGGCGACAAAGAACGTCGCCAAAGCGCAGGAACTGGCGACGCTGGCGATGGACCTCGGCGCTGGCATGGGCAAGGACGCGACCACCGTTGCGACCGCCCTGACGAAAGCCTACCTCGGCGTCACCAGCGGCCTGTCCCGCTTCGGCATCAAGACGAACGAGATGGTGCCGCAACAGAAGAAGGTCACGGCGGCGATGGCACTCGCCTCCAAGGGGATGCTCAAAGAGGGCGACGTTACCACTACGCTCGTCAAGAAGACGCTGCCGTTCTCCGTCATCCTCGCGCGCCTGCACAAGCAGTTCGACGGCCTCGCCGCGAAGAAGGCTTCGCCGCTGCAGAAGCTCGCCGAACAATTGAAGGCGCTAGAGATATCCTTCGGCAATATCCTGCTGCCCGTTGTGACCAAACTGGCGGGGTGGCTCGGCAAGCTCGCGACGTCGTTCACGAACCTGTCCACGGCGACGAAGACGACGATAACCAAATGGCTCGCGATCACCGCCGTCGCCGGCCCGGTCATCTTCCTCTTCAGCAAACTGCTCACGACCGTCGTCATGGTCGGCAGCGCGGTTCGCACCCTTGCTCTGACCTTCGGCGCACTGCGAGCGGCAATGGTCGTGGGCGGGTTCAAGGCGATGGTCGCGAGTTTCGTCGCGATGACTGGCCCCGTGGGACTCGCCGCTGCTGCCATCGCCGCCCTCGGCGTCGGTGCCTATCTGCTCACCAAACACTTCGACCAGGTCAAGGCCCCCGCCGCCACCTTCGCCCAAATTGTCGGCGGGAAACTCGTGGTCGCCGGGAAAGCCCTCTCCGCCTCGACTATGGAGGACGTCAAGGCCCTGGCCCAGATAGCCGACCGGATGAACGCCGCCGCCGGTGCAGCTAAGACCCTGGCCGAAGACCTGGGCACCCGGCTGCTCAACGCCCTCGAGCAGAGCAAGGGCAAGATCACCGCCAGCATCCGCACCCTCATGGGCGAGATCGACGTGATGCAGAAGTTCGCCGCGCACCCGCTCGACCTTCCGGCACCCGACACGCACCTTACCGCCGAGCAGTTCTACCAGTATCGCGTCCTGATAATGAAGAGTCTGCACGTCACGGGCAAAGAGGCGGACTACTTCTTGCGCAGTACCTACGGCAAGCAATATTCGCTCAAGAAGCCGAACATCGACCCGGCGGTGAGGGCCGTGAATGCAATGGCCGCCGCCGGAAAGCGCACCACCGCCGCCATGGTTATCAAGATTGGCCAGGACCTGGGCATTATTCCGCGGAATGCTTCCAAATCCTGCCTAACCGCCGCGAAGAAAATGGTCGCCGCCCTACGTGACGCCCCAGCGGAGATGAAGGCCGTCGGCTACCAGTATGTGACGGACTTGGCCTCTGGCATGGCGGCAGCCGACAACGGCGCCGCCCGCCACGCCGCGAGGATCGCCGAAGACATCTCCAATGGTTTCAAACGGGGACTCAAGGGTTCGCCACAATACATGTCTTACCACTACGGCCAAGGCTACATGGACGCCTTCGGCCAAGGCGTGACCGATGCCCTCCCGCGCGTTTCTGGCAGAGTGCAGGCGGCGGCCGGAAGTTCACCTTGGGCAATGCCGACTCCTGCCTATGCGGGTGCAAGCAGCGGCGGCGGTTCCGGTGGCGGCGGCGTTCACGTCCACGTCCACATGCCCGGCGGCACGACTCTCATTGGCACCGCCCGCCAGGTCGGTGAGGCGATCGCCCCGCACGTCGCCGCCGCCATTGACCGCGCCAACGCCCGCACTGGACGGCGCCGCTAATGGCCGCCCCGACCTGCACACTCGACTCGCTCGACCTCAACGACGGCACAATCTACACCATCTCCGGCCCGGTCACAATCGGCGAACGGCTCAAGAGCTTCGACGAGTATCGCGGCCTCGACGGCACCGTGACGCAGGCGAACGTGACCGAGGCCATTCTCATCGACGTGACCATCCCCATCCACGTGCAGAAGGACTCGGCCGCGAACCTGCGCACCGCCCTCGCCACCATCAACACGAAGATTGACGGCTGCACGGCGGCGGCTCCGAAAGTCCTCGCCTACGCCTCGACGAACTACTCCATCGTTGCCTCACCGCGCGTCGGCTGGGTCGAAGATGACGCCTTCCTGCTCAAGTTCTGGACGGAGATCGTCGTCGCGCTCAAGAGACTGCCATGACGGCCGCCCTTCCAACCTCGCCCCGTAAGGAGACATAGCCGTGGCTGACAACGTGACAATCGACCCAGGACCGACCCCGAGCGTCGTCATCGGGACCGACGACTGCGGCGCCGGCGGGCAGGTGCAGTTGATGAAGCTGGCCTACTCCGCCAATGGCGTCGCGACCGCTGTGACGGCGGACGCCAATGGCGTCAAGGTGCAGCAGGCCGTTTCAGCGATGACACTCACCCACGCCGCCGTCGCTTGCAACAACTCTACATCCGTCACCGCCCTGGCGGCTGATTCGAACCGAAAATACTGCCTTTTCGTCAACGATTCGGCCAACGTCATCTACTTGAACTTCGGCGCGGCGGCCGTCGCCAGCACGGGCATCCGCCTCAACGCCTCCGGCGGCTCCTATGAACTGCCTGACGCGGCCGGACACATCTCTACGGTGGCAGTCGCGGCCATCTCCGCCGCTGGCACCGGCCAGAACTTGCTAGTGACCTCGGGGTGACGAGATGTCATTGAACAACCCAGTCGCGCAGATCACTGAGAGCGGCCTCGTGCTGACCGACAACACGACGGCTGATTCCGCTGTAGGCCAGCACGGGTTGCTGCCCAAGCTGAGCAGTCACGGTTACGACTTCCCGGCCGGCGACGGCACTTGGCGCAATACCAATGCCTACGCCGACCCCCTGCGCGACCCCTTCACTGAGCCGGTCTACGGCTGGACGGAGTGCATCACGCAGGGCACCGGAGTGGTCGGCGCTGGGCCGGGCTTCACGGCACTCGCGATCTCCAGTGGTACCATCGCGTCCATCGCCGGGACAGGAGACCATCCTGGGCAGGGCGTCATCGGGAGCGTCGCCGGGGCCAACAGCGGGGCACTCGTCCTGAACTGCGTCTATGCCTCGACCGCGATGTTCTTCCTCAGTGCCAACGCCATGTTCGAGATCATCTGGAAGACCCCGGCCACGCAGACGAACATGCTCTGGTGGGCCGGTTTCCACAATTCAATCAGCGCCACCTTCCCGACCTACGGGACGTTCTTCAACGTCAGCGGTAACCAGATTCAGGGCACCGGCATCAACGCCGGTACGACCAACACCGGGACCGCAGGCACAATGGGGAACTCGACCTGGTATCGCGGTTGCCTCGACGTCGTCAGCGATACCTCCGCGACTTTCACCGTCAAGAAATGCAGCGACGGTACGACCCTGTGGACGAGCAGCATCACCACCAATGCCATGTACACCACCGCCCCACTCAATGCCGGCATCTGCGCCGTCGACTCGGCCGGCGGCACGCACGTCATCGTCACCCTCGACGCCATGCGCTACCTGGTCCCCTACATCCCGGTCCGATGATTTTCGGTATCGCGCCCACAGCAGCAGGAGCCTCGCGAGAAGCGGTCCTGGCGTCCTACTATGACGCCAAGCGTCTCGGCTGCACTATCGTGCACGTCTACGTGGGCTGGGCGGGGGTACAACCCACGGACGGGGCGCACTTCACGTGGGATGCCTTAGATATCAAGGCACAAGCCGCTCTCGACGTGGGACTCGACATCCTCTGGGACCCGATTCCGAACAACCCGCTGTGGGCCTGTGCGACCGCGACTTCGCCGCCGAACGACAATACCGACTACGCCAACCTCGTCGCCGCCCTGGCCAACCGCTACAAAGGCGCGGGCTTCCACAATTACGAAATCTGGGGGGAGCCGGACCTGGCCGCGCATTGGTATCCGACTCCGAACGCAACCGATTACGTCGCTCTGCTCCAGGAGACCAGCACGGCCCTCCGCGCCGAGGATGCCTCGGCCTTTATCATCTCCGGCGCGCTCTACAGCCCGTGGAGCACGGCCGGTTACTTCACCGACATGATAACCGCTGGATTCTACAACTACTGCGACGCGATGGGCCTGCACCCGTACTGCACGCCGTACTGGCCGCAAGACACAGGCAACACGCTCAACGCCTTCCGCATGATCTCGGCGGTAGGCGCGCCCTACAGCATCCTCAGCAAGCTCTCGACGGCGGGCGTGCCGAACTTCCCGATCTGGTGTACCGAATTTGGCATCACGAGTTACAACGGCAACCTCGGCGAGGGTGTAATCAACCGTCAGGTGCAGAGCAGCACCGTCAACTATCCCAACCCTCCTTACCGGAGCAACCAAAACTGCGGCACCGAGGATTACCAAGCGGCAGTCGTTACCAACGTCGTCGCGCGGTTGAAACTCATCAGCAACGTCGCTGCTTTCTTCTGGTACCGCCAGACCGACGTTGTCGCAGTCGGAAGTGGCGACTGGTACGGACTCAACCGCACGGATTTGACCCAGAAGCCCGCTTGGCAGGCCTACGCGACGGCGATCGCCTCATGAGCCTACTGACCCTCCTGCGCGGATGGGCAGCGGCCGAGACGCCGCCGATCAACGACAATCCCCTCTTCGACGGCACGCTCAAGGTCTACATCGGCGGCACGAACGCGGCTGGCGTCAACACCGGCGGCCTCGACGTTCCCGCCGCCGCCTGCGTGAGCCGTTCATGGGGCAACACGAATCCCGGCGGCTTCGGCGACGCGGGGCTGCGGCTGGCGGCTCCTCCCGCTTCTGCCCCATTCTCCGCAACCGGCGGCACTAAGTCCGTCGACGGAGCCTACACCGTCCACAAGTTCACCGGCTCCGGCACACTCGTCTGCACCGGCAGCATTGCCGGCAAGGTGCTCCGCATCGGTGGCGGCGCTGGCGGCTCATCTGGTGGTGGCGGCGCGGGCGGCGTCATCCCCGAAGAGGATGTGGTTCTTGCCGGCTCCATGCCCGTCACCGTCGGCGCCGGCGGTGCGGGCGCGAATCCGAACGCCGCCAACGGGACCGCTGGCGGTGACACCACCTTCGCCGGGACGACGGCCAAGGGCGGCGGCTACGGTGGCTCCTACTGGACCGCTGGCGGCAACGGCGGCAACAGCGGCGCGGGTCCGGGCGGCGCTGGCGGCAATGGCATCGTCGTCGTGCGCTACCTGACAAGCCCCAGTCCATGGGCTCCTTACGACCCCCTCGTCGTCAAAGGCGCGGCGGTCCTCGTCACGCACGGCACCGACCCCATCGTCGAACTCTACGAGGGCGAGATCACCAACGATGTCTCCCACGCCACGATTCAGGGCGGGCAGGCGTTCTACGACGTGACCTGCGCCGGGCTCTGGTGGAAGGCGGGGCAGCGCAAGGACTACTGCCAGGTCTTCGCGGACGACGACACCGCTCAATGGTTCGCGCTCGACGACAACGCCAAGTCCTTTGCGACGAACACCGACGGCATGGTCGAGATTCGTCTAGAAAAGGGGCAGTCGGCGAAGGCGAACAAACCGTGCAGCCTGTACTACTGGCTGGACGGCGGGATGGGCGACCCGGCGGGCTATGTTCAAGACATCCTCGGAACACTGCGCGTCGACGTTGGCACGGTCGCAGGCAACTGGCATGCGTGGCTCTCGGGCGGCGACACGCCGTGGGATGCGAGCGGTTCGTGGACCACGATTGACATTTGGGACGTTGCCCACGGCAACGCGACCGTCACGGCCGGGACGCCGTACTACAACGGCGCGAACAAGCGCTGCCTGCGCTTGCAACTCTATTCAGATGCCGTCGTGGCGTCCGTAAACGACGACAAGGTCATCACCCTGGCGCGCCTCTCCCTAGTCGCCTCGGCGGCCAGTGCGGGCGGGACCATGACGGCCATCTCGAAGGAAAGTCCCGCCATAGTGACGCTCGCCAGCCACCATCTCAAGGCGGGTGACCGCATAGGCGTCTACGCCTCCGACTCGGTAGCAAGCATCGACGGCTGGCAGAGGGTCGCCACGACACCGACCACCGACACCTTCACGATGACCGGCGTCAACGTTACCGGCTCGGCAGGCACGACCGGGTATGTGGAAACCGCCCGCACCGTCGACGACGCCATGGCGGAAATCGCTGTCGCCACCGGCCTCGCCACCTCGTCGGACCTGCAAGCGGACAAGATTGGTAACGCCAACTGGAGCCTCAACACGCGCCCGCACACGACCCGCGCCAGTGCCATCGAGACGTTCGCGATGACCAACGTCAACCCGATTGACTACGGATTTTGGGACGACGGCGTCTTCTACTGCCAGGACCGCGCCGTGAGCATCCCGGCCGCGAACGACTACCTGATTGACTCCAACGGCCCCGGTATCGACTTCAACGTCGTTGCCGCCACCGAAGACTCGCCCACCGTCGTCAAGGTGCTCTACCTCTTCCGCGACGTGGACGGCGGCTCGGCCACGATGCCGGACGGCACGCTGCTCTCAGTCTATCGCCCGAGCGCGCCGACGTGGACGGACGCCTCGGTCGTCGTCGACGTGTGGGACCAATGGGCGGACCTGCTGATGACCACGGCACAGGCGAACGACCTCGGCGACCAAATCCTCGCCTGGCTCGACGATAATCAGTACCAGGGCACGATCACGATAGCGACGCCGACGATCACGCGGCGCGATACGGCGACGAAGTTGCTCGCCTACGTCCGTGCCGGTGACTACATCGAGGATTCCAACCTCGCCACCGGCCCGCTGATGATAACCGGCTATTCGATGGACCCCGACTCCGGCGTCGCGACACTGAGCATCGGCGAGAACGTGCGCGACTTCGTGGCGAGGCTGACGAAGGCACGCCCGCAGGTGGGCAGTGGTTCGGGCATACCGGGCGCGCATCCACCGAAGCCGGGCCACAGATGACCGCCGACGAGAAACGCATCGCTGGTGTAACCGACGGCACCGAACTCGCCACCATACGCAACGCCGTCGTGTCCCTCGTCGCCGCCGAGAAACAGCGCGTCAAAGACAAGGCCGAGTCCGACGCCCTGCGCGCCCAGGTTCGTATCGACGATGACCGCTGGAAGGGCGACACCGGCAGCCGCCTCGACCGCGTGCAGGCAACGCAGACGCAGATGGCCGCCGAGCTCGCGCGACTGCACATGGAAGTCGGCGCCCTACCGACGGCGCTCGACGGGAAGCTGACGGCGGCGGCACTGGCAGGTAGGGTGGAACAGACCGCCGCCAAGCTCGAAGTTGAACGGCAACTGACGGCGGTCCAACTCGCGATCGAACCGTTCGTCAAGAAAGGTGCCGACGGGGTCGTCGTGCGCAAGTTCTTGTCTTCCGGGATGCGGCTCGCCCTATCCATCCTCGCCTGCGTCCTGCTCATAGGACTATCCGTTGCCATGTTCACGCAGCACACGGACTGGGCTGGCGACATCGGCGGGATACTCTTCGCCCTCGGCGCCGTCGTCGCAATCATCTACGGAAACAGACAGAAATAGGAGACCGCCATGCACCTACTTTTCACACTCGTCGTCATCGTTGTCGTCGCCTGCATCTTAGTCGCCATCATTCACCGGGTCTGAGACGGCTGCGATGAAACACGGGTTAGGGCGCGTCCCATCACCAAAAGACAGCAGAGACTGGCCGGTCGAACGCCTCGCCGACATGATTGCCGACGGCGTCGCCATGCCCGTGAGCTGGAGTGACCCCGTCGTGCTCGACCAAGGGCAGACGCCGCATTGCGTCGGCTACGGGTGCGCGGGATTCGTCGCCTGCGCAGAGGCCGATTCGCCCGCCGACATCACCGTGACCGACGCCCTGGGCGACGCCATCTATGCCGCCGCGAAGATTATCGACGGCGAACCGGGCCAACAGAACGGTTCGAGCGTGAGAAGCGGCGCCAAGGCGCTCAAGGAATTCAAATACATCGACGCCTACGCCTTCGGCACGTTCGCGCAGGGGCAGGCGTGGGTTCGAGCGCATGGTCCCGTCGTCGTCGGCACTGATTGGACCGAGGACATGTTCGACCCGGATACGAACGACGAAGTCCACGCGACCGGAGACGTCGTCGGCGGGCATTGCTGGCTCTGGCGCGGCGTAGACGAAGAGTACGGCGACAGTGAGGGCCGCAACTCGTGGGGCACATCATGGGCCAACGCTGGCGACTTCTACATCTCCGACGCCGACTTCAAGTTGATTCTTGCGAACGGCGGCGAAGTGCTGATGGCCGTGAAGTACGTCAAGCCGGTGCCGGTACCGCCAGCGCCGCCAGCGCCGACGCCCGCGCCGCCGAGCGACGTGCAGAAGATCGTCAAGGCCGTCGTCAAGATTCTCGGCAGCGTCGAGAGGGCGCTGGCGAAAGCGGTCAAGGAACTAGAGGAGTTGCTGCCATGAAGCGTACCGACATCATCCGACTGGCGCGCATCGAACTCGGCGTCAAGGAACAACCGGCGAACTCGAATGACGGCCCGCGCGTGCGCCAGTACCAGTCCGCGACGGGCGCCTATCACCAGCCCTGGTGTGGATCGTTCTGCAGGTGGGACTACAAGAGGGCGGGCGCGACCGATCACGAACTCCGCCACGCGACCGCCGACGTGACCACCTGGCTCGCCTACCCGCACGTGAGCGCGGCCAACGTCCTGCCCGGTGACGCCGTTGTCTACCAGTGGGACGGCGGCGACGTCGACCACATCGGCATCTTCGAGAAGTGGATCGCGGAGCCGCATTCGTTCGACGCTATCGAAGGGAACACCTCTCTCAGCGGCAATCAGTCAAACGGCGGCGAAGTCATGCGCAGATTGCGGACCAGCGACCTCGTTGCCGCCTTCGTGCGCGTCAAGGATCCGGAGCCGAAGAAGCCCGCCGTGGTGCTCGACAAGCGATTCAGCCCGTCCATGTTCGTGCGCCTGATGCGGTTCCTGGGCAAGCCCGCGAAGCGACCGGACGGTACGACGCAGGTGCGCATCCTGTCAACCGTTTGGTCGAAGTTCATGACCGCGATCCGGCACCGGGGAGCGTGACGAGATGAGCGAAGCAGACGTACTCGACGCGATTGCGGCGCTGCCCACTGACGCCGACATTGCTGCGGCCATCGAGGCCGCGTTCATCGCCTACGACCCGCCTGCTGGAACGAACTACTGCACGAACCCCGCCAGCGCGGGGACGAAGTGGGGGACGGATGGCGATGGGGCAACATACACACTGGAGTCCTCCCCTCCCGTTCCGCTGCCCACTGGATTCACGTCCTGCACCAAGATGGTTCACAGTTCGGGGTCATGGCAGGAAATCCAGTTTGTAGGCCGCATGGCCGTTAGCCCCGGTGATGCCTTCACCCTGAGTGTATACATACATTGTTCTGCAATAGCGGGCGAAGATACCCTTTCACCGTCTGTGTCGGTATACAACGATGACGCCTATGTCCGGGCGGTCCCCGTCCCCGTAAGTGCCGTAAACGCATCTTTTGTTCGGGTATCCACTACTGTTGTTGTGGCTGGGTCCGGTGAGAACAAGCTCACCTTCAAGATGTATGTCACAGGAGGAACCGGTACCTACTACGCTACGGGTTGTCTCATTGAGAAGACCGACGCCCTGCACCCCTACTTCGACGGCGACAGTGCCATGTGCAGGTGGGCGGGACGAGTCAACGCTTCCACTTCGGTTCGCACGTCCATCGTCGGCGGAATCGCCGAAAACGCCCTGAGAATGAAGACCCCGCCGTTGCCTTACAACGGCGATTGGATTCGTCACGGGGCAGTAGACGATGGTCCTGTCGCTGACGTGATGGGAGAGGTGTCCGTCTTGCCCGACGGCGACGGCTGGCAGATGTGGGGCAGCGGTGCCAGCGGACTCAACTACGCGACGGCGGACGAAATCCGTGGACCCTACACCCTGGGGACCTTTCAACCACTCGTCAGCCCCGGCAACACGAGCAATTCCTATGCCCGCATCTGCGTTCGGCAGATTGGAGACACGTATCACTGTATCGCGTCGTGTAACCCCGACAACGTCCACGGAGACCTCGGATATGGTCAACAACTCGACCACTTCACCTCGCCAGACGGCAAGGCTCCGTGGACGCTATCGGCTGCCGCCATTCTCACAGTCTCCGACGTTGAGGCCGACTGGGACGGGTACTGGATAACGAACTCCGACTTCTGGCTCGACGACGACGGCACCTACTACATTCTCTACGAGGGCGGCGTGTTGGGCGGGATCGACTATCTCGGTATTGCGTCCGGACCCGACCTCGACCACCTGACGAAGTATGCGAGCAACCCGGTTATTGGCACGCCCACGATGCAGGCGGCGTCTCCCTGCGTCAGAAAGAAGGACGGCATCGACTACTGCTGGTTCCTCGGCGGTTATCCGGCCATGCTCCCCTGCGACATCCTGCGCGCCCACGCCCTCACGCCATTCGCCTGGATTGTCGATGTCGTTGACCCCGGAACCGGCGACATCATCCTCTTCGGTCGCACGGTTGACGATGGCGGTGCTCTGCTCCCCTATGGTCAGGAAGCCGACCCCGAAGTGGTCGAGCACAACGGACGGCTCTACATGTTCTACGGGTCCATCCCCGACGGACGAGGGGGCTACGCCGTGGCCGAAGAGAGGGTGGCGTCCTGTTCCGTGGCCACGCTCGATACCGTCGTCTTCGATTCCACAAGCCTCGCCGCAATCAAGCTCAAGACGGACACGCTCGGCGCGGCCGACATCACGGTCACAAGCCCCGTCGCCGAGTCCGGCACGATCACGCTCTACGCCGGTGACGACTACGCGACCGACGAGTCGCGGCAAATTACGGTCACGGTGGCCGATGCCACGCACGCGCTCGTACTCGACACCGGAGTCGTCACCCTCAAATGCACGCAGGCGACTTTCACCGCGACGAGCGTGGTCAGTACGACTCCCGGTTATACCGTCACGTTCGAGTTGACGCACGCCGAGACGGCGGCGCTGACATTCAAGCGACAGAAGTACGAGATCGAGGCGACGCTGGCAGATTCACACATTGTCACCCTCGCGGCTGGGCAGCTCGTGGTCGTCGCAGACATCCCCGCGACGCCAGCCCCGTAAGGTGATACAATGAGGAGGTACAGAGTGGCCCCGCGCGGTGTGACCCGCCGGGGCCGTGGCCACCACCGAACGGACGGTGATCGCATGTCGGATTATACCACCCCTCCCTCGTCTGTCCGCGTCAACCTCTTGCACGCCCACGGGTCACCATCACTATACCTCTACGCCCACTCAGGCTGTCGCTGCGTCGCCTGCCGAGCCGCTAACCGCGAGCGTGCGAGAGCGTACTATGAGAGCCACCGCGAGCATCTTATTGCCCGCTGCCGCGCGTACCAAGAAGAGCACCAAGAGGAGACCCGCCTGCACGGTACCGAGCGTGGTCGGCGCTACAGAGCCGCCCATGGGGAGGAACTTGCAAAACGACAGTGCGTGTACCGCAAGTTACATCCCGAATGGGCACACAGCGCAAGCGCGAGGCGAGCCGCTTCTCGATACCGGAACAGTCACCGCGAGGAGATCGCCGAGTACGGTCGTCGATATCGCGAAGAACATCCCGACGAGCGTGCAGCCCACAGCCGGACGAGACACGCTCGAAAGAACAACGCCCCAGGGAAGCACACCGCCGCCGACGTGGCCGCACAGTACGCCCGCCAACGAGGCCGCTGCTTCTGGTGCCGCGCGAAGGTCGGAGACGACTACCACGTTGACCATGTAATCCCGCTTGTCCTAGGTGGCAGCAACGGCCCCGAGAACATCGTGGTGACGTGCAAGCACTGCAATCTGAGCAAGAGGGGTCAGCATCCGATGGACTTCGCGGGCGTAATGCTGTGACGGCCTAGCCATGCCCCTGTCCTACGCCTACTGTCGCCGCCTCTGCCGCGAGGCCGAACGCTGCGAGCCGATCCTGCACGCGATGGAGGCGTACGAGGAAGCGTACGGGCAGGCGCCGCCGGTACGCCGGGCACTGTTCATGGACGGGTCGCAGCCCGCCTGCTTCGCGCGCAAATCGCGTGAAAAACCACACATGGCGGCGGGCACGAAGCCGGGCTAGCGTAGTTGTCATTGAGTACCGCAACGTGCCCATTTGAGCAGGTTGCGGGATGCGATGACAACAAGGGAGGCGCACTTGCTACCCGAATCGCTCGAAGTCTGCGGCTTGCCGTACTCGGTCACAGTACAACCGATGCTCGAAGGTGACGGCTCCTGTCACAACGCCAGACTGGCGCTCACCGTCGATGCCGACTCCGCCCCCGAATACCAACAGGCAACGCTTCTGCACGAAGTTCTCGAAGCATTGAACGACACGCACGACATGGGCCTCTCACATCCGCAGATCGCGACGCTCGCCGCCGAACTGTTCGCGGTGCTGCGGCACAACCCGGCGTGGTGGTGACGGTATGGAGATCAACTCGATTCGCATCGACCATAAGCACGGCGAGTCCTATTCCATCTACCCCCTGGGAGACATCCACTTCGGCAGCGCCAACTGCGACACGCACCTCTTGGACGAGACGATCGCGGCAATCCGCAATGATCCGCGCGCGCTCGTGGTCGGCATGGGCGACATGGTCGAGTCGATCGCGCCGAATGACAAGCGCTGGGAGGCGGGCGGCGTCGACGAAAAGGTCATCGACCTCGCCAATCAGGACCGCATCGGCGACGTGTACGTGGAAAAGCTCGCGAACCGGCTGCGGCCGATCGCCGACAAGTTCGTCGCCTACGGTGACGGGAACCACGAAGTCACCTTCAAGAAGTACTACTACACGAACCTCTCTATGCGCGTGCTCGAAGCAATCGGCCGGCCGGAGATTTACACCAAGTGGGCGTGTCTGACCCGCCTCAGTTTCAAGAACGAATACAACATGGGCGCTTCCTTGCGCATCTTCCATCATCACGGCTGGCAGGGCGGGCGTCTCGACGGCGCCAAAGTGAACGAGTCGCGCCGCCTCATGGCGTATATCGACGCCGACATTTACCTTAGTGGCCACTCCCACTCGAAGTTCATCGTGCCGCAGACGCGCCTGACGACGAACCAGTCATTCACCAAGGAAGTGCAGCAGACCGTCTACGTCGCTCACACCGGCTCGTTCGTGCGCACGCTCCAGCAGGGCCACGTCGGCTACGCCGAGAGAGCCGGTTATCCGCCGACGACATTGGGCGCGGTGCGCTTCGTCGTCACACCCGGCCGCGAAGGCGTCAGCATCGAGGGAATCCTGTAATGCCCTACCTCTCCTGCAGTCGCGGCCACTATCGCGAATCTGGGCCTGTATCGGTGGACAACTTGCGGGACATTCCCGTGCCTGCGACCGAGACGATAGCCTCTCAATTCGGGGGCGGGCTGAGATGAGGCCGCCCGTTCTGGAAGAACATCATGGACACCGCGTCTTTACCGACCCGTTCATGGATGAGAAGCGGCGCACGCACTGTCTCTGCCTACGCTGTGCAAAGCTCGCGGGGTGCCCGGCGGCGAAGGCACTCCTAAGCGTCTGCATCGACAACGAAATGGCCCTCGCCGTGACCCGCTGCCCGGAATGGGGCCAATCATGGGACGTGCCGCTGTGAGCCGCGACCTCTGCCCACTCGACGAACTTGAGGACCGACTTCTTGCAGCATACGGGACAGACAAGAAGCACGGCCGTCTACCCAAAACCACACTGCGGGCCATCTTCGGCTCATTCAGAGACGCGCATCCGGGACTGGAAGACGAGACAGTGCAGTGTGAGGTCTGCGGAAAACCCATCGCTGGCGGGATGTACGTTGATGGCTTCCCGTACTCCAAATACAGGAACATCTGTGAAGCATGCTTCGGGGCGGGCAAATGATTCCCCTCTCAGCGCAAATCGCTTGGTTCGACCGCCACTCCGACCAAATCCCCGAACTCCTGCGCGGCTACCTCACCAACGTCGTCATGGGCGAGATTATCGGACTTGAGCGCGAACGCCTCGCCGGGGAGAAAGCCTTCGCCAAGTATGGCGACGCGGCCTTCTGGAAGGACAACCTGCAGCTCGTCGGGTTCGCAGGCGAGGCCATCGAAGAACTCTGTGACTGTGCCTTCTACCTGCTCGTCGCCGCCTTCGGGCACGAACTCCGCGACGAGTACGAGGACACGATCACGCACCGGGCCGTCGCGCCGGACCTCGACGAACTGCCGGAATCGCCGGATGACTGACAGATGAAGTACCGGACGATCGTTGTCGACCCGCCGTGGGAGTACGAGGAAGGCTTCGCGGTCGGACCCGGCCGTGGAGCTCTCATCGTGCGGCCCCTGCCGTATCCCAGTATGACCGTCGCTGCGATATGCGCACTGCCAGTCCGCGACTTGTCGGACCGCGATTGTCGCCTGTTCCTGTGGACGACGAACCGCTACTTGCGCGCGGCCTTCGACGTTATCGTCGCGTGGGGGTTCCGCTACCGGCAAACGCTTGTATGGCACAAGGCTGATGCGAACCTTCCCGCCTCGGTCGCGCCGAACTCCGCCGAGTTCATTCTGGTTGCTACGCGGGGCACGCCCACCCGACTAGACACGATGCCGTCGGCGGTCATCACCACCACGCGGAGCGGCGGGCACAGTCGGAAACCGGAGTGCTGGATGGACTACTTCGAGCAAGTGTCACCCGGCCCACGCCTAGAGATGTTCGCCCGCCGCCAACGCCTCGGATGGGACGCGTGGGGGAACGAGGCGCTGTGCCATGTCGAGATGGGCGCGCCGTGAAGTGCCCTCGCTGCGGCCGTGAGACTTGGCGATGTACCGACGTTCACGTTGCCATGGAGGGGAAAGTAATGGGCCGGGTCACTTACTGGACTTGCGACAAGTGCGGCTATATCTGGGTGCCCGGTGACTGACCGTGTGTAATTCTACTGCGCAAGTGCGGAAATCACCCACGGCGCGGGTAATTATCACCCACCGGATGCGCGAAAAACTGCACATGGCCGCAGCACGTGAGCCTGCGTAGTCTCAGTCATGCCGTTCCCCTTGACGGCTCGCGGCCGGGTCACCCCACAAGGGAACGGCCCGGCCGCGGTCAGTCTTATAGGCGAATGAAAGGCAAAGGATGCGACGTGCGACGCTCACGATCTCTGCTCTTCTATTTTGCTGGACTCTGTACTGTGCCCTGCCTCTTGCTGCTGGTGCGGCGGGTGACGGGTCCTGCACTGCGGCCCAATCTTTATCCGCCTACCGGGCCGCACACCGCGCCGCTCTCCGCGCAGAGGCTCGAGCGTGCGAGGCGCGCCATGTCCTCAACGCGACTCGGCTCTACAGCGGGGCGTACGGAGGAAGCGTTGGGCGATGGGTCCGGCTGGCCCGCCGTGAAGGTTGGAAGTGGCGGGACATCCCCGTCCTCATGCTCGTTATCTACCGAGAGTCCGGCGGCCGGCCAGATGCCGCCAATCCTTATTCTAGTGCCCGAGGTCTCCTGCAACTCTTGGCTGGTTGGTATCTGGCCCAGTGGTGGCCGTACCAGTTCGACCCGATGAACGCCCGGCTCAATCTCTTCTTCGGCCGCTGGATATGGAAGTCAAGCGGCTGGCACGCTTGGGTGACGGCGCCATGAGACACCTCACATACGCGCAGGCGGTCTGCCTGCTCGCCGCCGCATTCGCCGTGCTCATCTTCGTGCTGGCGGCGCACGGCATGGGGTTCGTGAAGTGAAAATCACCCACGGCGTGGGTGAAAATTGACCACTAGCAAGGGAGGGAACATGAAGACGGAGACCAAGTTCGCCGCCGCGTTCACCGAATGGGACCGGCGCTACCGCGAGGAACCCGAGCGGTTTATGTCGGAGGCCACGCACCTACTCAAGAAGACGCCGGAGACATACGGCGCGGCCTGCGCTCCGTACTTCATGAAGATACTCAAGGAGCTCAAGGATGTGTGACCCCGCTACGCAAATCGCATGAATCGCAAACTAACGAAGGAGAAACGCACATGACAAAAGCTCGCATCCAGGCCATCCTGATTCGCGGGGCGTGGACGTTCCTGTTCGCCTTCTTCTCCCAGCCGATTATCGCTGCCGCCATGAGCAAGAACGTCGCGTTCACGGCGAGGGAGGCTTACGTCGCCGCCTTGGCCGCTCTCGCCTATGCGGTCAAGAAGGCCATTTGGCCTAACACTGTTCTGTAGCCGATCACTGGGGCCGTCTCTCTCTGGAGGGGCGGCCCTTTGTCATCCTTAAAGATGTTTGCTAAAAATGCCGATGCGATAGTGTACCCCTTCGCCCGCGACTCAAGGGGGACCGGGTGGACTGGATTCGTATGGGCGAGGCTCAGCGGTATATGCGGGATGAGTACAGGTACCGTCGCAGCCGCCCAACCATCGTGAAACTCATCAAGGCCGGCAATCTAGTCGGTAGACAGGCCACGGGCACGCCGAATGAGTGGTGGGAAATCGACCGCGACTCCATCGACGCCTGGTGCGACCCCGCGAATCACCCCCGCTAGTCCCTTCCGCCGCCATCCGTCCCTTGACAACACTATCCTGTGAAGTAGAATTCGTTGCAGGAACTAAGCAGACTCGGATTCACTCGACCAAGGGGATGAGATGAACCGCTACGAAGAAGCGGCGCCCGCCACCAAGCAAAGCGCCGCCACAGTCCCGCTAAGGACCACCGCAGAGTCTACCACGTTCTACCACTCTCAGTTCTACTTCGACCTACGCGCGGCCGTGCGCGGGATCACCCTCGCGGCCATCCTCATCTTCGTCGTCTACGTGGCGTGGTCGCTCGCCTGGGTGATCACATGAGCATCTTCATTCCCGAGCTAGGCCCGGCCACCGACCCGAACCGTTGCTCACCGCCCGACCCCGTCTATGTCATCTGCGACTGCGGCCGCTCGCTCGAAGACGCACGCTACGCCGCCGTCGATCGCGGCGCCGGCCTTGTTTCGGCCCACATGATGGAGATTGCCTGGCTGTGCGACTGCGGCCGTTGGTATCACGAGTTCGAGGCGACGCCGTGAGCCACTTTGACATCTTCGGCGCAGGCCTTGCGCTGGGCAGCCTCTTGGGATGTGCCTACTACCTCGTCGGCGCCTACATGCTCGACCGGGTCGACCGGCGGGGGCGCAGGCGATGACGACCTATGCCGCCTACGCCGCCCTGCCCGGCGATCGCTGGTCCGACCTCAAGCACATGAACGACGGCCCGCGCTCATATCGGATGCACATGGACGCACCCGACGACGGCGACACCGACGCGATGGCATTCGGCCGGGCCGCTCACGTCGCCGTCTTCGAGCCGGACATGCTGCCACTGCAGTTCGCTATCTGGAAGGGCGGCACGAGACGGGGCAAGCAGTGGGACGAGTTCTTGGCCGCGAACGCCGGCATGGAACCGCTGCGCGAAGCCGACTACCTGCGCGCGGTCAAGGTTCGCGACGCCGTGCATTCGCACCCCGAGGCGCGGAAGATTCTCCGGGCCAAGGGTGACCGTGAGAAGACGATCCAGTGGACCGACAAGGACGCGGGGCGGGCCTGTAAATCGCGGCTTGACTTCCTGACGGTCGCCCCTCCGCGAATCATCGACCTCAAGACGACGGGCAACCGGATCGGCGACCTACGCCGCTTCCGCAACTCGGCGGCGGACCTCCTCTATCACGGGCAGTTCGGCATGTACCGCGACGGAGTGAAGGCCGCGCTCGACATCGATGCCGGCGCGCGAATCATCGTCGCTGAGACGTCGGGCGCATTCGAGGTCGCGGTGCTGAAAGTGTCGAGCGATGAACTCTGGGCCGGGTCCGACCTCTTCCACAAACTGCTAGAGCGCGTCGCCGAGTGCGAGGCGTCGGACGTGTGGCCGTTCCGCTACGAGGACGTGCAGGAACTCGACCTGCCGCCGTGGGCGCTACCGAACGACAACGACATCAGCGACCTCGGAATCGCATTCGAGGTCCGACAGGGGGTAGCGACATGAGTAAGCCCGGATTCAGCTACGACGACCTGTTCCCTGACCGCTGGCTTCATTCGGAAGACCTGCAGGGGAAGCAACTCACACTCAAGATCACGGACGCCTATGTGGAGGACTTGCGCCTCCCCGGTGGCGCCGTCAATCCCTGCGGAATTCTCTCCTTCGCCCACACCAAGCGCGAGTACGTGCTCAACAAGACGAACGCGATGGTGCTGCGCGAACTCTGGAGCGACAAGTCGAAGGACTGGATAGGCCACTGTATCACGGTAGCCGCCGTTCCCGACACGAGCGGCAAGTCGGCGAACGGCCTGCGCATCCTCTTTGTCGGAACGCCTGAAATCAAGGAGGCCGTCGAGGTCAAGCAGCCGGGCGGGGTCAAGCGTTTCATCCGGCCGACGAAGAAGGGCGCTGACGACAGCGGAGTCGACCCGGTGACGGGCGAGATGCCCCCTCCTGACTCACAGACGGCCCCAGTTGCCCTGGACGGCCCTGAGCCGTCTGTTGACCCTAGCGACGCTAGGCCCGTCGTAGACGACGACGAAGACATCCCGTTCTGATGGGCGCCGTCACCGCCTACTCAGAGCTCTCGCCCCACGACCTCGAAGATCGCCCCTACTCGATCAAGGAGACGCGCCGCTACCTGCCGCTCGGCGTGAACGTGCTGTACGCCGCCGCCGGTGCCTACATCGACCGCATCGACAAGTGGCAGGCCGCGCACGGGTTCTTGGTCCCGGCCGACGTCCTGGCACCGCGCTACAACGAGATACCGGCGGTCAGACAAGGCGGGCGGATGCTGGTCAAGGGGCTGCTGCTGCGGCAGAAGCTGTGCGGGGTCGAGAGGGTGCAGGAGAAGCCGAATCGCACCGAGGCTCTGGCAACTGCGCTTTCCGTGCTGGAGGCCGAATCATGACCTTCCTAGTCGAAACCTTTCTCGTCTTCACGTTCTGCATCGGCCTCTTACTCGGGAGCAAGCCATGACTAACCTGATCGACCGCGAGGAACTGCGGAAGAGGCTGGAGGGCGCACGAGAGACGGTTCTTGAAACTCTCGACGCCATGCCCTCGGCGACGTGCGGGACCTGCAAACAGTTCCGCCGCTACTTCAAGGCCAAGTCATCGTTGGGCGCTTGCCGTCAGGGGGTCGCCGTTTATGACGCTGTTCGCGCCGACTTCGGCTGCAGCCATTGGGAGGCGACACCATGACCTCCATCGTCGTGATCATCAGCGAAGTCCCGTCCACCGTCGATCCCCGCCAGCGCATCCGCCTGCTGCTCACCGTCAAGGGCTACGTCACGGTGCGCGTGTACCCGAGCGGACGCGTCGGGCCACTGGTGCTGCCGCGCGACAGCGTGCAGGCATACCACGAGTACTTACTCGCCGAGCACACACCCGGCGGCGTGCAGTTCTGCAGCTTCAACGGCGACCCGTTCCTCGAGCCGGTCATTGTGCACGACCTAGCGGCGGTGGCATCGTGAGCGACGGTTTCCTTCGTCTGAAAATCGCCTGCCCTGAGTGCGACGGTGACGGGCGTATGCGCGACAAGACCGGCGGCGGACACCATGGCACGTGCCCCGTCTGCAGCGGCGCCAGGGCGGTCCTCATTGACTTCCGCTGCTGCGGCAACTGCGGCCGCTCCGGTGAATGCAACCTGGCGCAGTCGGGCGGCCGCGGAACCGGGTGCGGCGGCGATGCATGGACGATCGCGGCCTACGCGGTGGCGTCGTGACTCACCCCGCCGCCGACGACTTCTCAATCTACTCAGCCGACGCGATCGACATCGGCGTGATGCTGTTCGGCAAGCGGACCTGCAGCAAGTGCCACGCCACGCTACCCGCCTGTGCCGACTACTTCCACGCCGACAGAGACAGGTTTGCGGCACAGTGCCGTCTCTGCCGCCGGCAAGCGCAAGCCGACTCCTACCGACTCAGTTCCGAACGCCTGGAACGGCGCCGGGAGCAGCAGCGCGCCCTATACGAACGCAAGTATGCGACGGATTCGCGCTACCGGGAGCAGAAGCGGCAGCAAGCACAGCGACACCGGGAGCGGGGAAGGGCGGCGAAGGGATGAGCGCGTTCACTGCATCCCTCGCCTGTGATACAATGGTGGAGACAGAAGCGGCCCCGCGACGTGTGAGCGCCCGGGGCCATGGCCACCACCTGGATAGAGGTGATCGCATGAGTAGTATACCCCCCCGCTGCGTCTTCGCGCCAACTCCATGAGCCGCACCCGCACGACCCTCAGCAAGCGTATCCGTTTCGAGGTTTTCAAGCGCGACGGGTTCACGTGCCAATACTGCGGGCGGCGCCCCCCCGACGTCACGCTCCACTGTGACCACGTCGACCCCGTCGTCAACGGCGGCGAGAACGACATGGTGAACTTAGTCACGTCGTGCTCCGACTGCAACCTCGGGAAGGGTCCAAGGCTCTTAGGCGACGTGCGGCCGTCTCCTGACGCCCATATGGCGTGGCTCCAGCAACAGCAGGAGATCGCCGAGGTCCGCGAATACCAATTAGCCAAGCAAGCCGAGGCGGAATTATATGCGGGAGTGCTCGAAACCCTGCGCGAGGTGTGGGAGACCGAGACGGGGGCCACTTGGTTCCCCGAGAGGACCATTAGGCAGTGGCTCATAAAGTACGGGCCGGACGACGTAGAGAAGTCCATCACAACGATGGCCGGGAAACTCGTGTGGGCGGGGGAAAGCCCGGAGCCCAACGCCATGATCCGCTACATGGCCGGGATACTAAGGAATAAACGCAACACCAAACTGGGCCGCATCTGTTGCACCTGCGAACACAGTTTTGGAGAACTCTCCGAAATGGCCTGCCGAAAGCGTCCAGCAGGAGACGATGAGTGTTACGTGGTGCATAAGAACAACTCATGCCGCCTATGGGCCGAGCGATGAGCCGCCTGCGAACTATCAAACCCGGCTTCTTCCTTGACGAGGTTCTTGCCGACTGCGAACCCCTCGCCCGAATCCTCTTCGCCGGCCTATGGTGCGTCGCCGACAGGGAAGGGCGTTTAGAGGATCGGCCGAAGCGAATCAAGGTCGAGTGCCTTCCCTACGACGAGTGCGATGTAGACGACCTACTCAACGAACTCTCAGCGCACGGTTTCATCATTCGCTATCAAGACGACGGACGCGCGTACATCGCCGTGCCGAAGTGGGCAAAGCACCAGAACCCACACGTCAAAGAAGCGGCCAGTGTCATACCAGCACCAGACAAGAACAGTACTAGCACCACACAAGCACCAAACGTTCCCGGCAGGTCTTGTCTTGTGTCTTGTCATGGGTCTGGGGACTTGAGTAACCCATCGTTCGACGCCGAACCGTCGAACGCATCATTCGACGCATTTTGGACCGCCTATCCAAAGAAGGCCGACAAGAAGAAGGCGGCGACCGCCTGGAAGCATCTGACTGCCAAGCAGCAGAAGGAGGCGCAGCGCGTTGCCGATCTCATGGGTAAGGCCGTTGCAGCCGGCCGCGGACAGGACCGCGCCTTCATCATGCTGCCGACAACATTCATCCACGGCGAACGCTGGCACGATTGGGACGACGGCCCGCCGGACAACTGGGCGGTTCCAACAGCAGCGCAAGAGCAACCGTCATGCACCGACTGCGGCGCCTTCCTTACTTTCGTCGACGGCGCCGAACACTGTCCGGTATGCGTGACGCCCATCCCATCAGAAAGGAAGTGACGACATGACCATCCTCGCAAGCGGTCCAGGTATCACTGTCTGCGGCTCTCTCGGCTACATTCACCGAGTCAAGGGCTGGCGACTGCCGAGTTGTCTAGTGCCCTACGTCGACACGCCGTATGAGGACGTGCCGACGCCCGAGCTCGAACGCTACTGGAGTTGGTTCTGTGGGCCAGATAGATGGCTCGGGCACTACCACGAGCTCGCCGAGATTGAGGGCGTGCTCGAAGGGAGGGAACCGTGATCTGGATAGTCGCCTTCATCGCCGCGGTCATCCTCTGGGCCGCCGCCCCCATCTTTGGCCTTTCCATGTGCCGGGCCGCGAGCAAAGAACCGCCGAGACAAGGGGGCGACAATGACTGACTTCCCCACATGGGCCGAACCGGGAGAGGCGTGGAAGGCGTGGAAGGAAGAACGCGAACACCCGACGCAGGCCAATGGCGGCTACGGTCGCTCACTCAAGACGTGCGACGCCGCCATCGCCGAACTCATCGCCCTCGCCGAAGCCGAGCATGGGAGGGCGGAGGAACATCAGACGATGCGTGAAATCGCCGTATCTGCGTTGCAGGCCGAGCACGAGAGGGCGGAGGCGCTTGCGGCAATGGAGCCGTGGAGGAAGGCCCTGGCAGACGCGGCAGACGTTTTCCGTGGTCGTGCCGAGCAAGCTGAGACCGCGAACGCCGAACTCCTCAAGGTCGTCGACGCAGCAATCAAAGACACGAAGTATTTCGAGGCCGAGCGCGACGAGCTGGAGAGGGGTATTGACCACCTTCTCTCGCTACCGCGTCCAGGAGGAGGCGTGATGGCCTGTTATCCGCCAGGTGGGTGGGATTTTGAGCATGACGGCTACCTTACGTTACGGAAGCGCATCCCCGCCCTAGAGGCCGAGCGCGACGAGTGGGAGGCGATAGCGCGGCTGGCAGTAAGCGACTGGTACTGGAAGTTCCGTGGCTCGTTCAACTCCGACTTCGACACCGACGCGACCTATCTCGCCGACCTTCGCAACCGCGTCCGGAAGGGGGAGAAGTGAACAACGGGTGGGGCAGCTTCAGCGCGGGCAACACCGGCACCATCCCGACACGCGCTTGTCGCCTCTGTGGCAGGCCGGAACACGGGTCGCTTGCTTGTTCCTGCGCGCCGGGATGGCCGGTGCGGACTGGCATGGTCGAGCACCCCGACAAGGACGCCCGCATCGCCGCTCTAGAGGCGCAAGTGGAGGCGCGAAAGACCTACGACGCGGAAGTGGTCGAGCCACGCATCTGCGAACTGGAGGGCGAGCGGAGACGCATGCTCGCCGCCTTGTGCGCGATATACCGACTGTCAGGTGCCCGACTGTCAGGTGCCGACTTCTCGCAAGAGGCCGAGCACAAGTGAGCGCCTTGTCCCCGGCCGAAGTCGCCAAGCTCCAAGCCAAGGGAGCGCACCGCCAGCCGGAAACGGCCATCCTGCGCGTCTGTGCTGGCTACCTGCGGGCCGCCGGCTGGTTTGTGATCCGCATCCAGCAGGGACTCGGCGCGCACAAGGGGATCAGCGACCTCATTTGTGTGCGCAAAGGCCGCGTCGTCTTTGCCGAGGTCAAGACGGCCAAGGGGCGGCTCAGCGATTGGCAGGACGGTTTCCGGCAGACGATCGCCAACGAGGGCGGCGAGTACGTTGTCCTGCGCTGCCTTGAAGACGCGATCGCGATGAGTGGGGAGAAGCTCAGGTGAGCGCCGGCGTGGTCGTCGGCTCCGTCTTCGACATCCTGCCGACGCTCAAAGCCGGGTCCGTCAACTGCGTCGTCACCAGCCCGCCGTCAGACGCCGACGCGATTGAACGCCTTGGCTGCGAGCCACAGGCGCTCACACCCAGCGATGTACTCGTCCGAGTACGCAAGGTTCGGCACCTGCCGCGCCGTCCCGTACTTGTTCGGGAAGTTGCGATAGCCGACGACCTTCGTCCGATGCTTGGCCGCGTTCGCCTGCATGGCGCGAAGCTCAAGCACGATGTCCGCCGCGCCACGCTTCACGCGCAGGTACGGCAGCACGGTGCGCAGGATCGCGGCAGCCGAGGCGTCGGATGCCGAGTAGCAGTACAGCGGTCGTCCGCGAGTCGCGCTGGGCTTCTCTTGGTAATAGGCACCGCCCAGCGTCTCGGCCAAAAACGCGATGGCCGGCTCGTCAACCATGCGGACCTGGATTCGCGCATGGTAACTGCGATTCGCAGCGTCCTTCCGCACGGTCATTCGTTTCACGCCGATGTACCCCTCGCCGTCGAGTATCCCGGCGATGTACGCGATGTCCGTTTTCCTAGTCACCCCATGTCCTTTCATTGTGGTGATGTGATTATACCACAAGGTGGCGACGGAAGCGACCGCCGCAACTTCGTCGGCGTCGAGTTAAACCCCGAGTACGCGGCGATGGCAGAGCGTAGGATTGCGCCGCACCGGGACCAGATGCAGATGGCTATAACGTGAGTGCCACCCCCGAGTTCGGCGCCAAGTACATGCCGCCCGAGGGATACAACGCCCGTTGGGACGCCTCATTCCCCGACATCGTCATCGACTATCTGCGGCTTCATCGCGGCGAATGGTGTCAGCTCGGGCGCATCTTCTCCGCTGATTGTGAGGCCGTGCGCGACGTGGTCGAGGCGGCACGAAACTTGGGCGACGTGATCGTTGGCGACCCCAAGCGCGGGTACAAGTACGTCGGCTTCCAGCGCCGCCGCTGGGTCCACGCCGCCAAGGTGGCATCGTGGCCGCCGAGCCGCACGGAGACGATCCCAAGGCGGCCGGTGTGCCTGCACATCGACGGACAACTCGACACGAGCGAGGTGTAGGATGGGCGGCGTGAAGTCCCTAACGCTTAGGCAGGTGGTGTTGTTGGGCCGTCCGGCAATTCCCTTTCGCCGCCGGATTCGTTTGCTCGACATGCTGAGTAGTCCGCAAACTGCCTGCTAATCGAGCACTTTTAGAGTGGCAGCGCATATGGGATTCGAACCCATGTTACCGCCGTGAGAGGGCGGCGACAGGCGTACCCGTGCGTGCGTTCCGTCTCCGTCCGTCCCCGATTTGCAGGTGATTTGAGGCTGAACCCCTAAATCTCGCCAAAGCGGGCGCAGATTCTTGCCCCCTATTTGCCCCCTTTGGGCGTAGAAACTGCACATGGCCTGGCCCTTGACGGCGGGCTATCGTCGGGGCATGGAACGGCATAGACGATACCTCCTCATTATCACCGCCTCGCTCATCTCTTGCGGAATGTCTCTGTCTCAGGGGGAATATGCGACGGCCCTGTGGGCGTTCAACGCTGCGTCCCTTGCTTGGATAGCGAGTGCAAAGCGATGAGCGACTATCTCATCTTCGGCGCTGGCTACATCATTGGCGCTTCGTTCATGCTAGTGCTGACTCTGGCATGGTGGCGCCGCCTTGGCCGCCCCCGCCACAACCTCCCCCCCAAGCCGTGGCCGCCGCCACCCTTGGCGACCTACGAGCGAGTCTACTCGGCCTGTACGCACCAACCCTGCATTGCCATCGACGAGACGCGCCCGCCGAAGGCCGAGCACCCGCCGCTGCCGGAGCCGAAAGCGTCACAAATGCGCCGGCAGAGTTGGTAGGCCGTGACGTTCCCGACGATCAGCATGGCATCGCTCACGCCACGGCAAAGGCTGATCGTCACGCTGCACTATCTCAACGATTGGACGGCGCAGGAGATCGCCGACGGCATGGGAGTGTCACTACACGCGATTGAAAACTGCAATTCACGCGCACTTCGGGCACTTCGCGCCGATGTGACCACGGCAACACGTGCAGTACTCGTCAGCTATAGAGTGAGAGGCGAATGACTCGCCCCGCATCCAGGCGCCCGCGCAAACACCCCAAGCTAAGCCCGGCTGAGGCACGCCACATCACAGTGGTACGCAGTGAGGCAATGCTTGCCAAGGCGCTTGCACAGATCAATCGCCGTGCTCGTGAACTGTCCGACATCGAAGCGTGTATGCAATGCACAGAGGCGATGAAGGTCGCCGCCTCGCGCAGTTCGCTTGCCGAGTGCTGGACATGTGAGCGCGTCGGGCACTGGACGCTGGCACTGGAACGGAAGAGGAAGCGTGAACGGTCTGCCTGAAGGAACGCCGCCGTACGTCAAGGTGCTCTGGAGCGACGAGTTGCTGCAACAGATAGTGTTGCGCGACAACGACTGCAACCGCATCATCGTGGACATTGGCGAGCCGGGACCGGACGGGTTCTATGTGCCGACACTGACGATCGACAGAAGCGACAATCCGCTGACCGACTACCGTGCTGTTCTCGATGAGCCGCTTCCAGATTGGCCGGCGATAGTCACGAGGCCGCCACGGCGCTGCCTCGGGTGCTACGTCGTGCAAAGGTGCTTTGAGCATGAGCAAGCTCCGCAACACTGAGTATCACGCCAAGCCGCGCACCAAGCGTATCAGCATCGTGCGCTACAAGGGCACGGACGCAGGGTTTCATTCGCCGAAGATGACAGAGCAAGTGAGGGAGTGGCGCAATGCTCAGCCTTGAGCCGGTCTGCCCGTTCGACGGCGCGCTCCTAGATCGTCACTGGAAAGACTGCGACGGCTACACGATGTGCATCTGCCCGACATGCGACGCACGGTTTCGGGCTGACGCATGGGTCGACCCGTCCGCTGGCAAACGGGACCCCGGCACGCTCGATAGCCTGGATGCAGATGCGGAGAGCATCATTTATGAAGAGGAAACCGGCTTCGGCTTCCTGCACCGCGACCGTGCTAAGCAAGGGTAGGCGCCCGTGCAGCGGGTGCAACAAGCGCGCCTCGCTGTGTACGTGTGAGCCACTGCCAGTCAAGGCGCATGGATGGGGGCAGGGCAACACACGCGAACGCAGACCTGACTACTCATCGCCCTATCAGACCAAGCGCCGCAGGGCAGCAGTAGCAGCGTTCACGCATGAGCACTGTGACTTGATGCAAGTGGACGATGGGCACGTGACATGGATAGGCGCGTGTCCTGACTGTGGGCAGATAGCAAGGCGTTGGATTGCTGACCATGTCGTGCCCATAGCACAGGGCGGCAGTGAGGACGGCGAACTGCGTGTGCACTGCAAGCGCTGCTCTGATAGGCAGGGCGGGCGGGTAGGGGCTAGTAAGGCAACAAGAAGGACAGGCAAGACGAGCACGCACTCGATGCCCAGGTAGTGTATAGTATGGGGAACAGAGTGCCCCCGCACCGCGTAAACGGCCGGGGGCGTGACCCAAGGAGGTACGTCCTTGAGTAGCATGGATTGTAGCACAGCCCCGCCGAGTGCTATGCGGCAATGCAGTGAATGCGGCGCACGCCTCATGCGGGGTCGTTGGCCGCTCACTTGTGGGCCCGCCTGCGCTAAGGCGAGAAACGTACGACGGGCACGGGAGCAGGCGCAAGCACGCAGGGCACACGAGCCGCCTAAGGTCTGCCTACGTTGCGGTATCGTGCTCGGCAACAGTCATCGCAAGCGATGCGTCGCATGCGCGCCAATCGTGCAGCGCGAGTCCATCCACCCCGTTGCATTCCTAGCTTCTCGGGGTAGAATTGGTGCAGAGGTTCGGGAGACACGTCAGTCGCTGGAAACAGCGACACTGCGGAAGCAGCCGACGTCCCGGGCCTTTTCACGTCTGATATGCGCGCATCATGTGGACATGGACACGAAGGAACGTGACATGCGTCACTGCCACACAGTTGAACAGTTGCTGCCTGAGCTGGCTAAGTGCGTGCCGCTGTGCTTCAACGATCACACACTGACCCATCTGGCGATGAGGAACGGCGCAAAGGGCATGGGCATCGATGCCCTCATTGCCTATGTCAAGAAGAGCAGGGCGCGGGGGGCGTAGCAAAAGTTAGGCTCAACTCTGTCGTC